ATAAATGTTACGCTCTATGGTGCGGATGCACTGGCTCGTTGATATGGATTGGGGAGAAAACTGTGGCGAACTTATCCGAAGAAGAACTGGCCGGGATAAAGTTGGGGCCTTGCCCTTCCTGTAAAGCGGGAAACACCAGCATAAGGCCCCAGAAGGACGGCTGGTATTATGTTGGCTGCATAGAGTGCTTCAATAAGATTCTGTGTGACAGAGCCAATCTGGAGTATGCGATAGAATTATGGAACAGGAGGGCAGGACTTTGCACTATGGCCAAAAACGAATTATGAAGAAAGGCGTACACATCTCGCGGGCGGCAGAGCGGGGGATTCGACAGAACCATGATGTGTCCTGTGAAATGTTTTTCCATGAGCGCAAAAAGCCCAATGTGACATTGCCACGCAACAAGAAAAAGACCCGCTGGAGCCCGGGGACATGCCTTATCTGTGGCGAATACATGGATATCATCACAAATTATCATGCCCAAACCCACGGCTACAAGAATGCCGAAGAAATGATTGCAGCGGGGAAGATACGCTGGGATAAATAAAAAGCCCGCCAAAAGGCGGGAAGGTTATGCTAAACATTCAATTCGCGCATCAGTGCATTCTGTAAGATGTTGGAAAAATTGAGGTTTTTCTTTATGGCCATGTTATTTAGCCAAGCAGGGATGGAAAGAGTTTTCTTGACGGATTTTGAATTATACTTTTTATCATAGGCCAATTTGTCGAAGGGAACCATCATAACAAAGCTTTTGCCTTCATGGGCAATATCAGAAGGCGAAGACGGCACAGGGTACGCTTGCTCGTCTAACCCTTCAAGCATTAAGCCAATGGCATCCTGAACCATGTCGAGGGCCTCATCCAAGGTGTCGCCCTGTGTCATGCAACCAGCAATGTCCGGTACATAGACAGAAAAGCCAATATCTTCAGGTTCAAAAATGGCAGGATAGAAAAACTTAGTGCTCATAATATTTACACCTCCATGAATTTATCTTATTTGAGCCCGGCCTGTTTTAGAATTGCCTGCTCCAGTCCTTTCTTTAGGTCGCGGCAATGTACTGGAATGGAAACTGTTACGTTTGTGACAGGATTGAAATACTTTTGATGAGAGCCATTGTTGCTTTTGACGTATTGGAAACCGTTTTGCTTCAAAATCTGAATCATTTCTTTGGGGGTCATGGGCATGTACAAACTCACCTCTATGATTATTATACTACGTAATAATACGTAAGTAAAGGAGCGAAAGGTTATGGATAATTGTGTTTGGGAAGATTCGAGGGGCTGGCGTTATAAAGTAATGCCAGGGCTGGGACATGAGCAGTTCAAAGCCAGATATAACAAAACGGGGAGCAGCGGCTGGCATTGTGTGAGAACCTTGCCATGGCGTGACAATCCGGAGGCAGCAGAAAATGACCTGACTGAATATGCGGGCAAAAAGCGGATGAGGAAAGTGTCGTGATGGAATGGAGAAGAAAAGCATACTGGTCACGACCGACCAAGCGGGCGGCATCATTCACGCTTGGTCGTATTGCCACTGCTACGTAAAGCGCGAGAAGGGCATCAAGATTTGTCTGTGCTGTTATGGGGCTGTGGACAATGATAGGGCGATAAACTACAGAGGCAGAGTGAACTTTGACGGCGGGCAGTCGTGGAGAACATAAAATTCGGAGGGATAAACATGACCGAATGCATGACCACAAAGATGGACAAAGCTGAATTGGAAGAATTATTACAGCGGCGCTATGGCAATAAAATTGAACCGGTGAAAGAATGCTCCGGACAAGTGAAGTGCATGCGTGGCTACTACGAACAAGCGACTCGACCGCATAATATTGTGCATCGGATGAAGGACGGTTGAAGATAAAATACCCGGATGGCCATGAATCGTTCATGGATTGTTTTGATTGATGGCGTAGATGATGCGCCAGTTAGAGGGAGTTGCGAAGTAATCGTTAAAATTGAGAGGTAAATCGTTCGAAAATAGCCATGAAGCCTTTATTTTAGATGGGTAAATCGTTTGAGAGGTTTTCGAACAATTCTGCGAGGTTAGGCGGGCGGATGATGATGGAGTATAAGGAGGGCGCAGTAATGATTAAAAGATACCACAATAAAGCTGCTATTCGAATTGAACGGAATATATTTGATAAATTGCGGGGCTATGCTGGTGACGGGCGCCGCAGACGTAGAAAGGCTTTTGCTATGGCACTATTGTTAGATAATGGAGGAAAATATAAATGACACTTGGCGAATGGATAATTCACTTAGAGTCTGGATTTGAAGATTATCCTATAGAACAAGAACATCATGGAGAAGTTACCCGGCAGGATATAAAAGATTTAATTGAAATGTTGGTCGAATTGCACCAGCGAAGAACTACTAAAAATTTTCCAATACCACCTGATGTGATAAATGAATTGGAAGGCTTGGCCAAGAAAATCTATGATAATGTTGAGGTCTGTGATATGTGCGTGACTTTTGGCTGGTGTGGTATGAATGGTGGTGAAGTAAGTGAAGAACGATGCCAAAATGCCATCGCTAAGCTATTAGCACGTTCGGCGGGGTGGAGAATATGAATAAAAGAGCGATACGGTGGGCAGTCGTGGAGAATGTAGAATATGGCAAAGAATAAATTAGCCCAAAAGGACAGACTACCTGATGACGCTTTAGAAAATCTTATGGATGTAACTGCATTCAAAATGAAGTTTATGGATTTGAATGATACAGAAAAAGCAATATCTTTTTGTACCTTTTGGGCATTACTTGAATTGGCAGATTATAGAAGAAAAGATAAGCAAAAATTGTAGGCAAGTTAAAAATGGCAGTAACGATGCGGCTTTGCGACCGACATTAATGCCGGTAGCAAGTTGTAGGCAAGTTATTATACAGGAGATGATGGCTATGGGGAGACTATATTGGTGGTACAAAGCCCATAACATATGTACGCAATGCCGTAAGGAGGAAACTGTGCCAGGAAGAACCCTTTGCCCTGAATGTGCTGAAAAAAGCCGTATCCGTGCTGCTGAACGTAGAGCGGCAAAGCGCGATGAAATAAATAGAGAACAAAAAGAGTGGAATCGCCGGATGAAAGAGAAAGGATTGTGCCGTTGTGGCCGTCCAGCACGTCCAGGGAAAGTGCAATGTCTGGAATGCGCTTTGAGGGATAATCGAAGAACTTTGGCAAGGAGACATTCTAGTGGGAGAACATTACCCCATGGTCTGAGACAAGAGCTGCATATCTGCCGGCGGTGCTCAAAGCCTGCCGTGCCAGGATATTATTTTTGTGAAGAACACCTGGCTAAACAACGGGAATATATGGCCAAAGCGATAGCGGCAGGCATGAATGATTCAAATGTAATAGCTGCACGAAAATGGATGCGAAGGACAATGATGTAGTGGGGGTGAAGGAAAATGGCTGCAGGCAGGAAACCTGGAATTTATGCCATGTATAAAGGGGACGAGTTACTGGCCATGGGAACGATTAAAGAAATTGCCAAGGAAATGGGGATAACCGTGGAAACGGTCCGGTACATGACATCTCCAGCCCATAGGAAACGTTGCAAAGGGCATAACCACAGAGAGGTGTTTCTTGTTGAGTGAGCAAGAAGAGAAGCTATATTATGCCACGATTGGTCTGACTAACCGTTATACTATCGGCGTATGGGCTAAGGATATGGAAGAGGCACGGATAAAGGCCGCTGTGAAAATCAAGCGCGAGTATATGGACAGGAAACCACGGAACCCAAGGCCGGTAATCACAGAAATCAAAGTAGCTGAACGACCGGAAACGAAGACGAAAAAGCCCGCAAGCCTTGAAGAATAAGGGGCTTACGGGCAAATTAATTGTATAATATCTTGATAAACGTATTGACAAAACAAGATAGAAATGATATAATTAAATCAAGCTAAAGGAAAGGGGGAAAGAAACTTGGAATACCTTGAGGTAGCAGAAAAGGCCACCAACATCATCGTAAACCTTCTCACGGTGATTGTCCTAATCAAGACAATCAAAGGATGATGGGTAGCCAGTTCTAAGCAAAGCAGGGAGCCTCGCAAGAGGTTCCTTGCACCTCAATTATACCATGTTTCGGAGACATGAAAAAGATAAATCTTTTCGTATTAATCTGTACGCTGGGGAGTATCGGCGTATTACATGGCAAGTCAGTAGCAGCTTTCGACATTTTAGACTGGGGGATATTGATTTCCCTGATTGCCGTGTGGAGCTTATTCGGGTATGCGAAATGGAGGGGCAAGGTATGAGTGAGAATAAAAACGGATGGGGCGGCGCTCGTGAAGGAGCTGGCCGTAGACCTGCCGCAGCTGATGGCACCGAAAGGCGTATGCGTTCCCTGAGGGCTTCTGATGGGGAATGGGAGAAGATTAAGCAGTTCGCTAAAATCCTCAAAGATGACCCCAAACGGGCGGATAGGATGTTGGCAATGGAATAATTTTCATAGCGAGCGGTTGGCTGGAAGTGATACTTTTTAGGCTGAAAAAAGTGATATTTACGGCGTGATTTTCCCATGTTATACTAAAAATACGGAAAAATTGTGACCAAAATCAAGGCACTGTCGATTAAGGCAGCGCCTTTTTTGCGTGTTAAGAGATTGGGGATGGTAGACAGTTGGCAAGAGATTTTGCTGAGGCGTTTTATCACAGCGCTGCTTGGAAGCAGGCACAGAAATTAGCAATGCAGCTCCATTACGGAGTCTGCGAAAAGTGCGGGCGGCCGGCTAAAATCATTCATCATAAAATATGGCTGACACCAGAGAATATCGGTGATCCGGACATTGCTCTGGGACAGGATAACCTCATGGCTCTCTGCATTGACTGTCACAATCGTATCCATGCGAAAGCAGCAAGCGTCAGAGAAGGTTTGGAGTTTGACGGTTCGGGGCAGCTGGTCAGAATGCAATCCCCCCCGTTCAAAAATGTGGAGCGTTTTTGAAGCTCCACCGCGCCCAGAGGTTCAAAAAACGCACAGCATAACTTTGAAGGGGGGTGTGGTGTATGGCAGACAAAGAGGAGCGAATTCGAAAAGCGTTTTTGGCTCTCCGGCGGAATTTATCGGCTATGTTGCCGACTGTAAAGAAATTCAATGAGCCGTTGATGCATCGAGCTGCTTTTATGCGCATCACACTGGAAGACTTGGAGGAGATTATCAATCGGGACGGTCCGGTATGCAAATATCAGAATGGTGAGAATCAGTGGGGAACCAAGAAAAGCCCTGAGGTTGATATCTACAATACCATGGCCAAGAACTATGCCGCTGTGATGAAGCAGCTGTTGAGTTCTATCCCCGAGGATGAGGAAACGCCCCAGGTGGATGAGTTTGATAAATTCGTGATGGACAGGTGATGCGCAGATGAATTATGTGAGAGCATACCTGGGACAGATTGTTTCTGGCGAGGTGGTGGTATCCAAAAAGGTTGAGCGGGTTTATCGAAAGCTGGTCGCCGATATGAGCGATATGGAATGCCCATGGGAATTCGATGAGCGCCGGGCAGACCATGCCGTAATTTTTATCGAACGGTTCTGCAAGCATAGCAAAGGCCCCGCGGGCGGCAGCCCTTTCATATTGGAGCTGTGGCAGAAAGCGCTGGTGGCGGCTATGTTTGGCTTCATTCACAAGATAGACGGCACACGCCGTTTCCGTGAAGTGGCATTGATTGTAGCTCGTAAGAATGGTAAGTCCACCTTGGCGGCAGCCATCGGCATCTACTTGATGATTGCGGATCAAGAGCCAGGGGCGGAAATCTATGCAGCGGCCACCAAAAAAGACCAGGCCAAAATTATATGGCTGGAAGCTAAGCGCATGGTGAATAAGTCGCCAATCTTGCGTTCCAAGATAAAGCCGTTGGTGGCTGAGTTGAATTCAGATTACAACGACAGTACATTCAAACCTTTGGGCAGTGACTCAGATACGTTGGACGGCCTGAACGTTCATGGAGCTTTGCTGGATGAAATCCATGCCTGGAAAAGCCGGGAACTTTATGATGTTATCGTTGATGGTACCAGCGCTCGTGAACAGCCTATGATTTTCATTACTTCTACAGCGGGGATTATCCGTGAAGCAGTATATGACCAGAAGTATGATGAGTATGCCAATATCATCAAAGGTTATGATGATCCGAATCTTCCGCAGGATGAACGTGTTCTGCCGATTGTGTACGAATTGGACACAAGGAATGAATGGACACAGCCGGAATGTTGGCCGAAAGCTAACCCCGGGCTGGGGACTATCAAGAAACTTGACCAGCTGGAAGATAAAGTCCGAAAAGCTCAGGCAGATATAAAACTGGTCAAGAATTTGCTGACCAAAGATTTTGATGTCAGGGAGACTTCCAGCGAAGCCTGGCTGGAATTTGAGGAACTCAATAATAAGGCGGTATTTGATATCGAGGAGCAGGCTCCCTGCTATGCTATCGGCGGTGCTGACCTGTCTGCTACCACTGACCTCACGGCGGCGGTTATCATCTATCGGCTCAAGCATGACAATCATTTGTATGTGCTGCAGATGTACTGGATGCCGGAGGAACTTATCGAAAAGCGGGTGGCTGAGGATAAGATTCCCTATGACCTTTGGCGGGAACAAGGAATTCTCAGAGCATGTCCTGGTAATCGTGTCGAGTATAAGGATGTGACTGCCTGGTTTGCTGAGATGCAGGCAGAACATGGCCTTTATATCACATGGGTTGGATATGATCCGTGGGGCGCTCCTTACTGGAAAAGTGACATGGAAGCAACCTTCGGGGAAATTATGGAGGAAGTCCGGCAGGGTAAAGTCACATTGTCCAATCCGATGAAGGAACTGGCGGCAGAGTTGCGGGCAAACCATATTGTCTATAACAATAATCCGATACTCAAATGGTGCATGTCCAACGTGGCCATCGACGTGGATAAGAACCTGAATATCCAGCCGTGCAAGACCAACAACCAGCGGCGGCGTATTGATGGCTTTGCGGCCCTCTTGGACGCTTATGTGGTCTACACCCGGCATTTGGAAGAATATATCAGCATGGTAGATGACCATGTGGAAGAAGGAGGTGAGTGATGCGTGTGGATTTTCGATAAAATCAAGACATGGTTGGGCGGCCCGGAAGAAACCCGGCTGGCCATGGTCAGTTCGACAGGTAATGGGTTCTATTCCTGGAATGGTGACCTTTACCGCAGCGATATTATCCGCGCCTGCCTGCGGCCGTTTTATAAGTCGGCGGGAAAGCTGGTGCCGAAGCAGGTCAGGGAAAATAGTAAAGGCGAGACACTTATCAATCCGGATTCTTATGTGCGGGTTTTGCTGGAAGAACCTAATCCATATATGACCGGGCAGATGATGCAGGAGCGGCTGGCTATCCAGTTCAAGCTGAACAATAATGCTTTTGCGTTCATTCTGCGGGATGCGGGCGGTTATGCCCGGGAAATCTATCCCATCAATGCGGTAGGCGTACAGGCCAAGTATGACAAGAACGGTGTACTGTTTCTGGAATTCACCATGAAGAACGGGCATGTCCTGACTTTCTACTATTCGGACGTGATTCACCTGCGTCAGGATTATGGCGAGAATGATGTGTTTGGCAGTTCCAATATGGAGATGCTCAAACCGTTGATGGAAGTCATCAATGCCACAGACCAGGGCATGGTTTCCAGCATCAAGAACAGCGCTACTATCCGTTGGCTGCTGAAGTTCAAATCTCCTCTGGCTGAGCCGGATAAGAAGAGACAGGTGGAAATGTTCGCCAAAGCCTTCCTTGACCAGTCAGAGAACAGCACTGGCGTGGCCGCTGTCGATACCAAGGCTGATGCCGAGCAGATTCACCCTGATGATAAACTGCCGAATGCGGCGCAGATGGACAGGGCGTTGAACCGCATCTATAACATCTTCGGCACCAATGAGGCCATTGTCCAATCGAAATATGATGAAGACCAATGGAACGCCTATTACGAGTCGGAGATTGAGCCTTTTGCTACGCAGTTTTCTCATGAACTGACCCGCAAGATTTTCTCCCGGCGAGAACGCGCTCATGGGAACCGTATTGTTTTTGAAACTTCCAGCCTGCAATATGCCAGCATGGCCAATAAGCTGAATCTGGTGCAGATGGTGGACCGTGGCAGTATGACACCGAACGAGTGGCGAAAGGTATTGAACCTTGGGCCCATCGAGGACGGCGATACACCTATCCGGCGCTTGGATACGGCTCAGGTTACAGATGGCAAAACCATGGAAGGGGGTGACGAATAATGCAGACAACGATAGAACAGGCCACTACCATCACCAAGCAAGGGGATAGAGGGAAACTCTATTTCTATGGTGATATCGTCAGTAGTTGGTGGGGGGCTTGGGATAATACAGACCAATACCCGGAACGCATCAGGGATTTCCTGTCCGGCCAGACAGGCCCGCTGGATATCTACATCAATTCTGCGGGCGGCAGTGTATGCGCCTGTATGGCCATCTACAATATGCTTTCCCGTTATCAGGGAGAGAAGGTTGTCTATGTAGATGGTTTGGCGGCATCGGCGGCTTCCGTCATAGCACTGGCCGGGGATAAGGTAATCATTCCGGAAAATGCGTTCTTTATGATTCATCATGCCTGGACAAGTGCCGCGGGCAATGTCAATGAGCTGGAGAATGTGGTGGGCATGCTCCGTTCTATGGACGATGCTATGCTGTCTGTTTACGAAGCGGCTGCAGCTATCAGCCGGGATCAAATCATTGAGTACATGGATATGGAAAAATGGTTCACCGGGGCTGAGGCAGCAGAGGCTTTTCATAAGATTTCCACTGTGCCAACGGTGGAGATAACAGCACAGGCTGACTCGAAAACTATGGCACAGTTCAGAAATATCCCCGCAGGAATGCGGGCGGCTGAGCAGAGGGCAAAAGCCGCTGTGGAAGTGGAACGGGAGCACTTGCGGCTCCTGAATATGAAAGGAGGCTGTCAGTTATGACACCAGAAGAATTCAAGCGGTATCAGGACGGCAAGCAGGAAAATACCAAGGCCAAGGCTGATACGGCCAAGAAGGATAAGAAGGGTGAAGAGAAAGGAGACAAAAAATGATGCGTTACGAAGATTATAAAGCCCAGAGAGATGAGCTTATGGCCAAGGCCAATGCTGCATTGGATAATGGCAAGGTGGATGAGGCCAAAGCGGCTCGCAAAGAAATCGAGGAACTGGATGCGGCCTATGAAGAAGCTCAGGCAGAAGCAGCCAATCTGACGGCATTGAAAGATGGCG